GCACCTGCCAGAGATGAAATCACCTTTGTGGCATTTTGTTGTCCAACTCTGACTTTGATATCTGCCATCTAAGTTAGTGTATTCAGATCTAAAAAGTATTTATATTTACTATGATGTTATCTTTGAAGCAAGGTCATTTAACATAGATTTAAGAGTTTCAATTTCATTTTTCATAGTATCTAATTCTGCTTGTTTATCAGAATTAATTCTCCTAGTATTCATATAAGTTTCGTATGCAGTAGTGTCAGTATTCACTATTGCATTAGTATTTTCATCACGAAACAGATTTTTATGTCCTTCGACAGGTTTCATACTATTTTCACCTTATGCTAGTGCAATTACTCTATAGTCTTTGATTCTAACAAAAACTGCTTCATTTGTTGATGTCATCACTATTTTAATAACAAATCCACTAAACTGTTCTAAATTATCAGCCGTGAATTGATACTCAGAGAATTCATCAAATCTATTAGGTGTTACATAAGCATCTGGTCTACCGTCACTATCTGCAGGATCAATTACATCATTACCAAATCCATCACCATCAGTATCGATCAGATTATTATAACCAGGAAATGGTCTATATGTTGAAGATACTTCGGTAGAGTCTGCAGTGAATAATCTATAAAATACTCTAAAGTCTACATCTGGCTCAACACTTGCAGCAATGAAAACTTTCAGAGATGTGGCTGGTTGTTCCAAGTCAACTCTTTGAGATACGAATACTGAACCATGAGGATCATTTAATAACTGATTTGTACGAGAATCAGTTGCATAATTATCTGCACCTATCGGATTATTAATCTTATTTCTTCCAAAATTAAATGTTGCATTCTTCATATCTATTGAAGGTGATAAATTAGGGTCATCAGATGTCATATTAATATTCAATGAAAGTGATTTTTGTCTTGGGATAGATGTTAATTTATCTTCATTGACTGTTGATGCAACTAATCTTGGAGAATCAAAGAATGTGAATGCATTTAATGCTGTTGGTTCAAACCCTTGATCTATGAATGATACTTCATTACCACCTGAACTTGTTCCACTGATTGTTCTTATAGTACTATTGATAGCTGTAGCTGTGCCTGGTGTAATGAAGTTAATCTCAGGTTCAAATGAACTGTACTGATGATTTTGTGAAATTAAAACATTATTTCCACCAAATGCTTTTTCATCTCTAATACACATTAATTGATTTCCAGTTCTTGTGGAAATACCAGATACATTGATTTCAAGATAGTAATTATCAAGACCCATTGCATTTTTAAGAGTTGTATTTGTCGGAATTGTATGAGTTGTATTAATTCCAACTAAAGGTATTCCTGCTGCCTCATATGTTTGAATGCTAGAACCTTCATCGTGAGGTAGAGCAGTTGTATTAAGTATACCTCTAGTTAATGTAAGTTGTCCTGTTCCTATAACATAAGATACTATTTCTTCCTCAATAAGTGCTTCACCCCTATCTACTGTTATTCCACCAAATTTAGTGAATGGAGTAGTATTACCAACTGAAACCACTGTGCTTTCAGCAGTTAACTCAGAAGTTGAAGGAACTATTTCTGTATCTGGTATTACATTTTCAATTACTACTTTATTTGTTGCTCCATGATGTGCGTGGTTGTACTGTATGACCTCAAATACATTACCCGCATACAAATCGCCATTTACAACTGAATCGCCATTTACAGCGACATTGGTTGCAACGGTTCTAGTATTATTATTTGCACCATATTGAATCAATGTTTCATTATTAGTAAATTTCTCTCCCTGAACATCAGTTAAATATAGAGTATCGAATGTTGTATTAATTGATGTAACAGCAAATTTTAGTCCTGTGCCTCTAGTTACTTTTGCATCAGAGTTATCAACTGTTAAAACATCACCAACTTGGTATCCAGTACCTGCAGCATTTATTGCTAACGCAGTAACAATCTCATCAGACACTGTAACATTGACAGTGCATCCACTTCCACTTCCAGTCAAAGCGACTGTTGGGACAGCAGTTGTATTACTGAATGAATATCCACGTCCACCTGTTACTACCTCTTCAGTTGAAATAGGAGCACCTTGCCCTTCAATAACACCTGTAACTGCTTGATCCTCTGGTAAATTAGCAGCACCTGTACTTACTTTTCTACCAATTGGAAATACTGCATTAGTTCTTGTTCCAGAACCATCAATAGTAACTTTTAATTTTCTCGGTAATGAATGAAGTGGGTTATGAATTAATGATTGAGTATTTAAATTGCCAGGTTCAATTGGGGTATTATAAAGTGTAACAGTTCCTGATTCGACAAATTCTGCCTTGCGAAGTTTGAATGTTAAATCTTGATTTTGACTTGGTGTCCAAATTGAACCATTCTGTGATTTAAATAAACTACCACCAAGATATTGTTTTGATACAACCACATTTTGTACATCAGGTAATTGTGCAGTCTTAACTGATTTTTCACCCATTGTTGCACACCACATAGTATATTTGTCAGATGCTGGACATAAGAACACTATGCAATATTCTTCAGATGGTGCCAAATAAATTGGGGATACAAATTTGAATGTTGTTGGCACTGATGCATCATCAGACACATTGATATCTGCAGGATTAACTACGATTTCTGCAAAATCTTGAACTAAAACTTCAGTTGGAGTACCTAATTCCATAGTTCTTAATTGAACTGTTAGTTTTGCATTCTCATCCTTAGTTGCAAAATAAGCATCAAATGATGTTAGGAAAGCACCTGTTTCATTTACTGTGAATGATTGTGCTAAAGGATCTCTCTTACCTGCTCTTCTTCTCCTTCTTCTTCTTCGACTAGTTACTGAAGTTGTAACTTGATTCTTAGTAGATACTTTAATTTCATTTTCCTTATCAGCAGGACGAGGTGGATTCCTAAGTTGTACAACTTGATTTGTTTGAGTTAATATTGTTCCAGTTCCAAGATAAGATCCAACTGCACTACTTGCTAATGGTAAATCTGAAGGTAATGGTATTGCTCCATCTTTAGTTGAAGTAACTTTAAATTCTAGTGTTCCTGAATTAAACAAAGTAGGTGGTTTTGGAGTTTTGTTAGCATCTCTAAAGAAGAATGCACCAATTACATCTCCCCAATTATCTGAAAATAGAGTAACATTAGTTATTTTTGCAACTGCACCACTTGTCTTACCAGTTAATTTTGCACCTTTGACTAAGTATCCATAATATTTTTCATTATTAGCAAGTCCAACTATATCAACATTAAATAACCTTGATGTAGCAGAGTAAGTTGCTGAAGGAGCAGGTCTTGTAGTATCAAAAGGATCAATAATATATTTTTCAACTGATGATGCAGGGGCACCTAATCCTGATGTAAATTCAGGTCTACTTTCATCACCAAATTTATGATTTGGTTCTTGAGATCTCATTAAACCAATTTGTTTTCCATTTTTTTCAACTTTTATGTTTTCAAAAACAGAAAATGTACCAGATGACATTTCAATTTCAATTAGTTTTGGTACAATATCAGGGATACCACTATCTAAGAAATGATAGTGTTTTGTAAGAGGTTTTAATCCAGATGCTGCAAAAGCAACATTACGAGATCTCATATGAGGATCAACAGCACTTGTTACTTTTGTACTTTCAATATAATCTCTTTCTTCTGAAGGTCCTTTTAAAACATTTGTAAAAGATATTTCTTTTGTTCTAGTTACTTTAGTAGTGTTTGTAGTAGTGGTTGTTGTTGTGCTACCAAGGCGTTTAACATCTACAGTTGTTTTTGTTTTTCCTTTTGTTGTTTTATCAGATACAACATTTGATTTTTCTACCCAATGTGCACCAGTGGACTCTACTCTCTCATTATTGATATAAATTGTTCTTGTCCAGTTATCAGATGGAGGGTCTAAATGAACAACACCATGAAAAGCAATAACATTAAATGGGTTTACATTTTCAGTTGTAGTCGCTTGTGGATTTTCAATCCAATCTTTTTCTGAATAATCTAATGTGATAAAGTCTCCAGTTTTTCTGCAATTTGGATCTAAAAGTTTAATATTTGAGTTAGTATCGGCATTAAATATATCAACACCTTCGTTAAATGCAAGTTCAGGATTCATTGACCAAAAATCAATAGCACAATATAATTCACGATTTGATACATCTACATCACATCTTGAACCACCTTCAGCACTAAAATCAATAAACGCTCTATCTTTAAAGTCATTTACAACAAAACCAGTTTTAAATCTGTTTAAACCATCAGCATCTTTGACTTGGAATGATTTTGTATCTAATTCAAGAGCACTCAATGATGTAATTGCTTCTAAATTTTCAATTCTTTTCTCAAGTGCACCAATATCTCGCATTGTAAATCTACGATTGTCACGTAATCTTATTTCTGCGTCTCTTACATCATACAAGTAAGGTGGTAATAATAATTGTGCAACTTCCATCGCATCAGTATTAACCGATGGTAATTGTGGAAATTCTGATGGTTCTCCTCTAACAACCATTGCAGATTCATCTCTATCAATTATAACCTTGTCAATTCTACCCAAATAATAATTAAATCCGATTAAAGAACTTTCATTTGGAGTAATAATAAATGGATTTGTTGAATCAAATGACCTACTTGTAAATGCAAATGGTGATTTGTCACCACTTGGTGTAAAATCAGATACTCTAGGACGATAATCAAGTATATCAGAAGCTCTATTAAAACCTACTAATGGAATATCTTTAGAATATCTTTCTTTAGTATATGAATTTACTGTAAATAGATCACCACTATTTCCACTAGCAACTTGATATTGGTCATATATAATCAATAATTTTTTTGAAGGGATTGCAGAACTTGATTTTCTAACAATTTTTGAATAATCACAATATTGCTCTTTATGACCTTTATCCAAAAGATAATTATCAGTTCTATTTACAAAATTACCAATTGTCACACCTTGTAAAATAGATTCTATTGAAGATTCTTCAAATTTAACAATTTCACCTATTGTAAATTCATTATCATTTAAATATACAAAACTTACTTCATTAGCAGTTAAACTTACTATTTGACCAATAGCACGACTATCTTGTCCTTTAATTTTTTCACCAATAATTGCATTTGAGTTTAAATTTAAACCACTTACAAAGGTCAGTAAATCAAGAACTGGATTCGCAGTTGTTTTAGACTCATATATGCTAATAATTTTTACAACATCAGGAACGTTTAATGATATTTCTTCATCTTCTATTCTTAAACCATATGCATCACTTTGTGTAAGTCCATTTTCAACTGTATTAACTTTTGATGTTCTAGTTACTTCGAGTTGTTTACTTCTTACATAATCTTTCGATTTACTTGTTACCCCTAATTTTTTAAGAGTTACATTTACTGTTGCATTACCACTTGATTTTGCTAAACCACTAAATGTAATAGTATTGCCACCATTTGTAATTGAAACTTGGTCAGAAGTTAATGTTTCTGTTGATGCATCACTATAATGAATAGAATATTTTTCTGCATCAAATGGTTCAAAGAATACACTAGTAATACCTACTGAAGTTGTTAAACCTACAGATGAATTAAATGTTATTGTATTACCAGATATATTTGTTGGTCCTCCAGTAATTTGTTTAGAAATTATAAGATTTGAATCAGCAAAATTGACAAGTGATACATTTGTTTTTGGTAATTTTGCAAAAATACCAGAACTTTCAAGATTTAAAACAGTAGGTATTTTAATTCTAAATGGTGATGTTTTAGAACCTGTTGTAGTAGTTCCTGTATTAATACCTGTTACGTTAGTTGTTGCAGCTAAAGTTAATATTTTACCATCATTGGATATATTTGTAACTTTATTAAAGGTTGGTAAATCTAAATCACCTTTACTATAAGAAATGATTGAACCAGTATTAAGACCAACTTTTCCTGCAAAATTACGATTCGATACACTTGCAGCAGTTCCAACAACATTTAATTGATCACTAAGTGAAAACCCATCTAAAACTGCATCATATAAAACTGTATCCGCACTAAAATCCGATAGTAGAGCAGAATTTAATCCATTTGAATCCTGAAAAACTGACTTTACGTCAAATATCGAATTTGCAAGTATTGATTTAACTGATATATTTGCATTAGAGGGTCGTTCGTTTACTATTAATTGCTCACCAACTATAAATGTTCCAGTTGTTTGTGATAATACTATTTCACTTAAACCTGTTGTACCTGCATCTTTAGCAGCATATCCGATTGCTCCACTGGCTAAACCTCTTATCCTTGCTCCTGTTCCTACATTTGCTAGTGTAAAATTACTACATTTTAATATTGTGAATGTTTGAATATCGTACAAATACAGATCAAAACTAGTAGCACTACCTTTATAAGTATCATCAGTTACAGAATAATAATAAACTCTTGCTTCACCAACTTGCAATCCGCTTGCTGCATTAGCTCCTGTTTTTCTATTGCCATGTAATTGTATAGTATTGGTTGTTGTTCCACCGATACTAATATTAGGAACTCCCTGAACATTATTAACTCTTAATAAACTGCCCATTTCAAATGGAACTGAAGCAAGATTGACTGTTTTTGTGTCTCTTGGCTTATCAATATCCATCACAGTTGTGCCAGATATATTTACATCAAATCCCTTGACGTATGCCTTACCAGATGACAGTTTAACGCACATTAAATCTTCATCAGGTGTATTTCCATCATCAGTCAATCTATCGTCTGTAAAGAGTCCCTCAGAGTCTATTTCATCATTTAAAGATTCTACTATATTAACACGAAATGGTTCTACTGCATAATCACCTGATTCATCATAAGTTCTTTTTGCAAAATATTTTTTAATTTCACTATATGTTGATGAGTCTTGTAATTTTTTAATTTCACCTGAATCTACTCTCATCAACTCTACAAAGTTTGTATCCTCGTAGTCATTTAATGCCTTTTTAGATAATTTTACAGATATTTTAAAACGATCAGCACCTGGTGCTGCAAAGTTTGTAAATCCTTGTGCATTATCATAAAGACTTGAATCGTCATTTGAGTTTATAACTTCCTCAGATATTTCAAAACCAACTCTATAAGATGGTTCAATATTATATGGTTCTAATATTAAAAGTGATGTTGGTACATCAACAAAACTACCACGCATGAAGTAAACACCTGCGTTAACACCAAATGCACATCCTGTAGCAGTTGCATTTTCAGATGAAAGTGTTAGAACTGTTTCACCGATTGTTAAAGTTGTGTTTCCGTATGTAAGAGGTTCTTCTAATATTAAAACTTCTCCATCTGGAAATGCAGTGCTTTCACCATCAGTTCCAGATTGTTGATATTTTATAAAAATAGTAATTTCATCTACACCTTCTGCTGGAGGTAGTATAAAATTCTTTATGGTTGCAATTATACCTGACGTTTGACCTCTAACTCTTAAACCTTTACCATCATTAGATGCAATTATACTACTTAAATAAACTGAAACATCAATGCCAAGATGCGTATCATTTATTTTTGCTGAAAAATATGTTCTATCAAGGTCGAGACCACCAGGTATGACCATTGAACCTTCTTTAAATATATGCTTACCAAAAGACTCAACCTGATTCTGTAAGAGAGACTGTAAACCAGTTAACTCTCTTGCTTGAACTGGGTATCCAGGTTTAAACAGTATTTTGTAAAAATTATTTGCCTTATCGAAATCATCATAATAAGGTGATATATTGAAGTTAGTCTTTTGTGGCATTTTAGAATTCTAGTATGATTTTAATATCTTCCTTTTGACGGGAGTTTCTAACAATCAAAGGTCGGTTATCTAAGTAAATTACTTCTCCCGACCCTTTATTTATCTCAGAATTAGATAGTCCTGAAACAAAGTTGACTCCTAAGTTAATTAATTTATTACCTGTTGGGTTTGTTGTTATACCAGAAAAAGTTTGTGAGATTGATCCTGAGAATGATGAATTTTTACCACTAATATTATTTGCACCAATCACCGATTCAAATTGATATATTCTTCCAGCAGTTGAAATACCAGTATAATCAGTATGATCATAAGTAGTTCGATTAAAGTTTAAAGATCTATCTCTAAAATATTTTAATACTTTTGTTTCTGAATCATAAGATGCAACATATGCAGTTGCAACTCTACCTATATTTGGTGAAACTGTCAAAGTTTGGGTAATTTCTTCACCTACTTGGGGTGTTCCACTTATAGATGAAAACTGCACTGCTTTAACTGAGGAATAAGTACTGTCTGTATAAGTGATAGCAGTTCCTACTTTTGTTGGATTTTTAACAATACCAACTTGAGAAAATTTTGTATCAATAGGAAAATCTTTAGTAGAATCATCAAATCTAGCATATACAATAACTCTATCTGTACCAAGTTCACTGTATATGTCGCTACCGTGCCCTAAACCAGGTGGAATTATTGGGATAAGTTTTGCTCGACCAGATGAAGTACTTACACCACTATTTAAATTACCTAAATCAACTATTCCGTAAGAATAACCTTTACCTCCAGAACTAACAGTTACATTAGTTATAGTATTATTTTCAATATCTACTCTTGCTTTAGCTCCTTCACCATCACCAATTATATCAACTTCTTGATTAAATCCATTTGCATATCCACTTCCAGCATTTTCAATGTAAACGTGTTTTATTTGATTGAGGTTAACATCAGAATTGCCATTTTCACGAACTGCTCTTATTTGTGAGTCGGTACTTGTATCCCAACTATTAGGGACTGTAATGAATTCTGTTGAATCAAATTTAATTATATCACTTGGTGCTACAGTGAACAAATACTTCCAAACATAACCATCACCACTATTACCTGCTTTAGATGGTTCTAAGTCTGTAAATGATGGTTCATCTTGAGAGACGTTTCCAAGCGGGTTAGTTCCTGTTGAACCATTATTAATACAAATGTAAACTTTAAAGTCGGAATTAAGAACGTAGTAGTTTGCATCATACAATCTATTTGCTTGTGTTAGCGGACTTGGATTATCAATACTATAATCATCTCTATAAATTTCATATCTACTTCCAGCAACCCAATCTACTCTTCTAATAATTCTTCTAATATTCGCAGATGAAACTTTCTTACCAAACATACTGGTATCACCTGTATGTTTACGATATGAAAAACTATCAGTAGGTGCTGGTGTAATTGAGTTCCAATCAGAAGATCTACCATATCCAACTAAAGTCGAGGTTCCAGCAGGATTAGGTAGTCCAATGAAGACGTAATATGAATTATTTGTGTTTTCAACTGACTCAACAAAGTTGTTTGCGTTTAATATTCTAAATTGATCAGTGATTATCGCTGACATTGTATCTAATCTTTTCTTTTCCTTTTATTTATAGTGGTTATTTAATCAAAGTCCAAAGGCTCTTATAGCACCTGTAGATCTTAGACCCCTAAGTGACTGTGTAGTATAATTTTTTCTTTGAATAGTTGGGAATGTTGCCAAACCAGAATTGACAGTCAACCCAGTAACTCCAATAGAAATAGGACTACTATTTCTAGTAGCATTGAATATTCTACCCCATGTAATTCGACCTAGTTCTGTGCTTATACCAGTATTTGTAGCATCAAAGTTTCCTGTTAATCCTGCACCCACACCAGTAGTTTGACCATTTTGAATATTGCAAGTTATTTCACCATTTTGACTAGAGGAAGATACATCATGAACTTTATAGATGTTATCTAAGAAAGTGGTTCCGATTCCAACTACAGATGAATTATGAGTGTCAACTGATATTATTCCGTTCCCAACCTTTGTATCAGTAATGAAAACTGGATAAGTTTCTAATAATGAACTTGCTGCTTTATCTGCTCTGAAGAAGAACTTAAGTGCTGATTGTCCACTTACAGTAGTTGTACCAATGCCTGTAATAATTCCAGTGAATCCTTGTACGTTATCAATTGATGTTATTTTTTCAGTTTTAAATGGTGGTAATGAAATTATTACATCAGGTGGACTTGTGAATGTATATCCAGCACCTGGATTTACAATAGTAGTTGATGTTATTTGACCGTTTGAAATAGTTGCGGTTGCAGTGGCAGTAGTTCCTAATCCAACAACTTTTTCTACACCTGATGGTGCTTCAATACCTATATCAACTGTTCCTGAATATCCTGAACCTGCTGCAGTTATAGTTAATCCACTGATAGTTCCAGCGATTGAAACTGTAGCAGTTGCAGCAGCACCTACATTGATTTCACCAGAAGTTACAAGAGCATCTACAGAATCATATGTTAAATTATACTTACCATCTGTTTCATTTGGATTGTTTGCACTCAAATGAGTACCTTTTTCATAGAAGAATACTTCAGCATCATCAACAAATATAGCGTTTGTTCCCTCACCAGATGTAGTTGAAAAATCACCTATAATTTTTGCAGTTGGGTAAACTTGTGGTTCAAGTATTTCTCTTGATTTATCAATTTTTTTACCACCTAAAATAATATCAACTTTTTGTTTAGTCCATCTAACTGGTTTATTATTTTGCTCGTCTATGCCAAGACCTCTATACATATTTGATTCAACTAATTTTGCTCCTAAAATTTCAAGAATAGTTCTCTCATCCTGTTGTGAAGTTGTCAATCCAGTATGATCTTTAAATACCCTTAATTCATCACCTATTTTTACAGATGTTTGAACATCTGCAACGTCTACATCTATACCCGATGTTCCTTTGTAGAAGAATATGTCTACTTTTGCACTAGATAGTGGTGCTTCAGTAAATTCAAATGTTGTTCCACCTTCAAATTTGTATGACTCACCTGGTTTTTGTAAAACACCATTTACAAAGATGAGTAAAACTGCATTTAAATCAATTAATTGTGAAGTACTATCTGTAACATCTTTTTCAAAACTAAGTAATTGTCCGTTAAAGAATAATGGGAATCTTGTTTTCGCACCATCTTGTAGATTTTCAATACTATCAATAAAATCAATCTCACCAAATTGCCAAGATGCAAAATTATCACTAAAGGTTTCAACAACTTCCAATTCAAACTCTTGTATTGGTGATGTTAGATGTGCTGCAGTTACTAATCCAACTGGTTTGAACTTATCACCAACTTTAAATGAATGTCCAGGTCTTGCAATAGAGAACTCTGATATTTCAAATGAGGTAGAACCAATACCTACTGTTGTTTTTGCTGCACTAACTTTTACGTCAATTAACAAATTAGAACCTGTATCAGTTGTTGCACCCACACCTTGTCTTGATACTCCAATTACTGATAAGTTATCATAATTTGGTTGAGGTATATTAATTACAGGATTTACATAACTTGTACCAGCAGAAACAATGTTAAACGCAAGAGTTCCACCAACTCCAACTGTTGCAGTTACTTGAGCACCCGTACCACCACCTCCACCTTGACCAACAAAGAAGGTGATTGTACTAGTAGTAGTTGCTCCGATTCCAGTTATAATTCCAGCGATAGGATCTGAATTAGGGAAACTTGTTTTAGATACTGCACGAGGATATGGATGATTAGTAAAGAAATTATCCTTTGAACATTTGAATACTAATCCACCTGTGTCAATACCTACAGAATCACTTGTAGTAAATGTATGGTTTGGTATTGTAAGAACGAGTTGACCTGTATTTGAGGTATAGACTGCATTCGTTGCAGTAAATGAATTAGCATTTGATGCAGCAAAACTACCTTTACGTATAGAACCTATACCAGAACTTACAAATTTATGAATATATGCTTCATCTACAACTTCGATTGGAACAGAACCTCCACGATATCCTGAACCAAATGTAAGATCTTCAAAGAACTCATATGCATTACCACCACCTTGATAAGTATGAGGTATTGTGCTTGCACCTGCTTGAACTTCAAATGTTCTATCAGAAACTATACCAACAACAAATAATGGTCTTTCGTGGTCTTGGAAGATTGTTGTTGTAACTCCAACATATCCACCACCACCAATTGTCTTAACCGCTGTAGAAGTTGCTGAAACAAATGTATGAGCATATTGAGCACCTGCAGATGATACACCAACATTAACTGTAAAGGTATTAATACCAACACCTGAAATTGTTAAGTATTGATTTGCGGCTGGATCAGTTGCACGAGGATAGCAGTGTGTTGAACCATGATTATCTTTAGAACAAGTAAAGCATATTGAACCAGTTTCAAGAATAACTGCATCACCATTTGTTAATCCATGATTTGGAATGTTTAATACTAAGAAACCATTTGCAGGATTATA